AAATCCGGCAGCGTCTTTTGGAACCCATGCAATCATCTTTTGATCGACGTGAGCGCGGGCCATGTCGAGCATGAGAGCGCCAAACTTTTCAACGTCACGCTCGATGAGGAGCGCACGGTCTTTGAAGCGCGGCGAGAACATACGTACCAATGTTTCGGCGTGTTGAGCAGAGCGCACACCCTGTTCGCCTTGACCTTTGGCGATTGGCGGCAGACCCATCATCTCGTCAAACATACGCTCGTACTCATGGAGCGAGGCCCACAAAGCTTCTGGGATTTGAATGTTGTCACGCTCGATCTTGGCGTTCGGGTTGGAGTCAGTCCAGTAACCACCCGGCTTGTTGAAGCGAGAGAGTGCCTGTTGGTTTACGCCGGTCGAGCCGACAAACTTGGTGGCGGGCTCTTCTTGTTTGCGAAGCATCTTGTTGATGCCTGTGATGCGTGAGTTGATGGCTTCTTGGAGAAGAACAAGACGCGTAACTTCCGATGCGCCCCAAAAATAATCCGGCACCGGATTGGCGCAGAACAGGCTGAACGGATGGCTACCCTTGAGAACAGGGTCAGTTTGTTTTGCGTGAGTGTTGTAGGAGAACGAACTGGTTAGCTGGTACTTACCACCGATCAGAATGTCTTCGCCAATGATCTGGAATGTTGTCCAATCACCACGGTTGTCATCCCATACCCAAAGCTCGTCCAGTTCAAGCATGGCTGATTCAACGGCTGGATCGATGTCGGCTTTAGGTTGCGACATCCAGTCAACAAGGCCGCGGCTTTGGTTTGGAAGACCGCTGCCCGCAGCTTGGAACGGGTAAAGCCCGCCCGTCACGATATTCATGGCTGACGCAGATGCGTCTTTCATGCCGCCAGAAATACCTTTCATGTGCGTCTTGGCACGTTCTTTCAATTCGTCTTCGTCAGGACGACCGCGAATAAGGTTGCGAAATTGCGCGGGCGTAATGATCATGCGGTGCGTAAACGCTTCCATGTCCGCATCAAGCGCCGTGTAATTCTCGTGCAACACGCCAAAGTTTTCTGGCTGCACCAGCTGCGTGCTAAATTCTTTGTTGACGGTGTTCAATTTTAAGAGGCCAAGACCTTTGCGGAGAGCAATTCCGACGGCTTGGGAAATCTTGTTGTCCGAATCAGTCTGGCGGCAGAATTTTCTAATGCGTGCCGCAGCAGCCCGACCTTTAGATTCGTTGACAACGTTTGGAAGATCAGGATCGGTGATGGCGAAGCGTAAAGACACCGGAGAAAAAAGAAGTGATTCGAGATCATCGAGTGATGCGTAAGTCTTGTTAAACATTGCTGGAGCAGCTGCGTCAGCTGAACCAGACATGGCGTAAGACTCGAAAAAGGCTCCACGATTTTGTCTCGCCTGTCGGGACGACATACAAATATTCGCCAAGTTTCGAGCGAATGATTCGAGATCGCGTTTAGGTATGTGCATATCATCCCATCCTATCGTTTTGATAAACCACAGCTTTTCTCAATTATATATTGACAAGGCTCTTATAGCCAACGTAATCTGATGTCTGTTGAGATGGTAAGCTCTCTCAACGTTCCCAGCAATAGGAGTTTAACTATGTTTGACGTTTCTGAAATCGCCGAAAAGCGTGGCCGTAAGATGCACCGCAAGGGCCGCAAGTAATTGTGGTTTCGGAAGACGGGGACTCAACAGTCTCCGTCTTTCATTTTTTATAGGAGACTAACATGGCTTATGGTTCGCGTCGCGTTAAGCGCAAGTAATTTTAGGAGTCGGTCACATGGCTTCTTGCCGTTCTAAAAAGCGTTCTACTCGTAAATAAACTGTTTTAGTTTAGAGAGTGTAAATTATGGCTTTACCGCCCATGCCAATGCCCGGTGGCCCAGCCCCCGGCGCTCCCGGACTTCCTGGCGCGATGCCACCTATGGGTGGCGCGGGGCCAGCGAGCATGGCCGGACCTATGGCTGGTTCAGGTCAGCAAGGAATGGCAGCTTTGAAAGTGGGTCTTGAGTCGCTTCAAAAAGCACTCCCCCAGTTGCCAATGGGTTCAGCACTCCATCAATCCGTTCTTAAAGCCGTTGCCGACATCGGCAAGCACCTTGAAAAAGAAGGTGGCGCACAAGGCGATCAGATGGGCGCCATTCAACAATTGATGGAAATGGCGCGTGCCGCTAAGACACAGCCTAATATGGCTGGTATGATGCCCGGTGGTCCACCACCCGGCGGACCCGGAGCGGGCGCTCCACCACCACCAACCCCGCCAATGGGCGCATAGGAGTAAGTTATGGCACAAGGAAAAGTTCCTACCCCATACGTTAACGACGTTAAAGAAGATCGCAGCGTTATGCAGTACGTTGAGTTCCCAACGATGGGAATTGGCGCACGCAAGTCGGGTCTTCCAACTGACGGCACCAACCACATCCGCAGCCTCGAACACGTTGGCGACGATGCCGCACGTAATTCGGGCAAAAACGGTTCGACGGCTCCAGAAGGTCGGAAGTAAACCATGGCTATGACCCCAGATCAAATTGCTCTTCAGCGCTCCAAAGAGTTGATTGACGCACTTTGGAACGACGGTGAAGTCGGTAAAAAAATCCAACAAGCGGCTAAGGCCCGTTGGGACGACGTTAAAACGACTGAGGATATGTTTGCCCCAATCGTTGAGCCACACTTGAACAAGATCAAGACTCTTGAAGACAGATACGAAAAGCTTCTTGAAGAGCGTCTTGATGAAAAACGTGCCGCCGATGAAGAGCGCACGAAGTTAAAACTTGAAGAACAACTCGAAAAAGCCCGTCGCGACTATAATCTGACTGAAGAAGGCTTCAATCAGATGATTGATCGTATGAAGTCAACGGGCAATTATTCGGACGCAGAAGCCGCTGCCGCGTATGTCGCCAGCAAGGCTCCGCCAGCAAAGGTTGCAGGTCCAACTTGGGCACCGCAAGACCTCGATCTATTCGGGTCCAAAAACCGCAACGATGCACTAGTTGAACTTCATCGTGACCCTATGGGTTACATGGACTCACAGCTTACCGAATTTGTAGCCGACCCTGACAAGTATGTCCGGGACACGCTCGGTCGCGCGGCGTAATAAAAGGACGTAACCAATGGCTCTACCTACCTCCCCAGTAGCCACGCTGACCGGAAGCGGTATTACCCCTTCAGGCGCGCTTGGCGCACAGCTTGCCGCACTTACGCGGCGTGCTTTCTTGCCTTCTGTATACGTACAGATTTATCAGTCACATCCGCTTCTCAGCTTGTTCATGTCGAACGCCAAAGCTGCACGCGGCGGTGTCAGCCAGATTACCATTCCAGTACAGGGATCGTCTTTCGTTTCCTTCAACTGGGGTTCGTTTGCTGGCGACTTCCCAATGCCAACCGATCAGGCAGCAATCCAGAACGCTCAGTTCTCGCTCAAGCTTGGTATGGTTCCAGTTGGCTTCTTCGGAATGGAAGCAATTATCCAGTCGTCCGAAGTTGTTATTCCTAAGCTTCGCGCAGTGATGTCGGACGCAGCGGTTGTTATCAAGCAAGCCTACGCTCAGGCGCTTTATTCCAACAACTACGCCAACACCCAAGTTTGGGACTCGTTGACGCAAGCTTATGACGACGGCACGAACGTTCCATCATATGGTGGCATTTCGCGTACTCCCGGCTCGTTCTGGTCGGGTCAGCTAATCACCAACACCGGCGCGGCTGCAACGACCCGCGTTGGTATGGCCCAGCTTCTCACCCGTATTCAAGCGGGCGCTGGCGGCGAAGCACCTGATTATGCGGTTATGAACCCTGCCAACTGGGCAGAACTCATGTCCGACTTCATGTCGCTTGAAATGTTCACCACAAAGCCTCGGTCGATTTACGAAAAAGACGATGCGGTTAATGCGGGCTTCCGTGCTATCCGTGTTCTTGATACGCCGATCTTCCCCGATCCATTCTGCCCACTCGGCACTTGCATTGTGGTAAACTCGCGTTACACCGGTCTTTACATGTCTGAGTATGCACCAATGACGTTCTCTGGTTTCGAAAGCCAGATTCCAGTTGGTCAGATTTCGGACATCGGTGTTCTGATCTCGGCAGCCGATCTCGTTTGCGCCAAGCCTTCATCCGGTGCCCAAATTCAGGGTATTACCGGTGCAGCATGGCCGAACGTTCCCGGCACGTATCCAGCAGTCATTTAAGGAGTAAGAGCACATGGGTCTCTTTTCAGGTTCTGGCGTATTACCTTCTCTGAAGGGTGTAGCCACTAACGTAATCACGTTGCAGTCTGGTCAGGTTCAACTGATCAGCCCAGCAGGTTGGTATATGGTGAACACCGGTCTTTACACCGTTGTTCAGCAGTACGATCCGATCACGGGTATCTGGCGCAACATCGGCAACGGCGACCATCAGGGCGGCGTTCGCTATATCTACTCGGATGGTGTTAACTATCGCCTCGCAAACCAGACCGGCGCTCTCGTCGGTGCATTGGTTACGAACGGTGGTTCGTCCTACACTTCGGCTCCAACGGTTACGGCTTCGGCTGGCGGTTCGATCTGGAAAGCAATTGTCGGCGGTGCAGTCAGCACGACTGTTACCGTTACCAACGGCGGCACGAACTACACCTACCCACCAATCGTCCAGTTCCAAGCACCTCCTGCGGGCGGCGTTCAGGCAACCGGTTACGCAACGCTTACGGGAAGTGCAGTTACTTCGGTCACTGTCACCAACCAAGGCGCTGGTTATGCTTCGGCTCCAACCGTTGTGTTCATCAACGACCCGCGCGAAGGCGTGAACGGCGTGACGCAGGGCTACAACGCAGCAGCAACCGCAACGCTCACGGGCGCTAACACGGTTACTGCGGTTCTCTGCCTCGACCACGGTCAGGGTGGTCAGACCTCGCTTCCAACGCTTTCTTTCGCAGGTGGCGGCGGTTCGAGCGCAGCAGCAACGGGTATCATGTGCTGGTCGATCACGGCTTACGCCGCTGGTACGGCTGGTGCGGGTCTCGCCGGTTCGGTTGCCCAGATCACGGCAGAAGATGCGTTCCCAACGACCGCAGCTGCTTACACCAACCCATACACCCAGTCCGGTTTGGTTAGGACGCGTAACG